CGAGAGCCAAATATTCCACAGGAGAGATCAGACTCGAAAGGTGTGCAGTCTCCGTGTGCTCAGTGATAGGCACAGCCTGACCGAGAACATTCTCGCTACCCTTGTGGAGTGTGTACCGGATCAGACCGGCCGTGTGCTCCTCGATAAGGCGGAAGATTATGTTCGCGTTGTCGGTGCGGTACTCAGTCCACAACTTCACCGACGACAGGCGACCGTGACGGAACGTGGGGATCGCAACATCAGCACGATACGCCTTCGGGAAGACATGATCGGCAACGTCGGTGTCCCACACAGGGGCAAGGTACGCACCACCAAGAGCAGATGCGTACTCGCCAGCAATCAGCAGCTGCGAGTGTGACTCATCAGAACGCATGATCGTGTCGAGGCGTGCCTGACCGGCCTTGTTCTTCTCCTCGAAATCGGGAAGCTCAATGCGGGGCGCTTCGCCAAACAGCAACGACGACGACTTCTGGGCAACATCAGCAGGCAGCGGCAAATGCAGTTGGGTGCGGTTTTCACCCTCAGCAACAGGTTGCCCCCAGAACATCTTCGACAGACCACCGATAACACCACCACGATGCGCAACACCCTTATGCACATGGGTTGCAACACCGGTGCCTGAGTAGATCGCTTTGATGGTGGCCATATCGCCAGCCCACCAGGCGCGGTGTTCGTTGTAGCGTGCGCCCGCGATGTGGAAGGGGGAGGGTGGCCACTGGTCGGCGTTTGCCATGAGGCCTCCTAGGCTGCGAGCTTGATGTGTTGACGCCAGATGTTCTCGGTCGTGACGACGCCGTAACGGTTCTGGTCGAGCGAGTGGTCGGCGACTTTCAATGGCTTGTCTTCGCCTTTGAGTGTGGCTTCTGGATCCCACGCGTAACCGGGTGCTTCTTGGATGAAGCGTGGGCAACCGCGGGTCGGGTTCTTCTCAGTCGGACGAGCAATGAGAAGCTTCCCGGCACCGAGCAACGAAGCGACGGTGCGAATGCCGTACAGGACCTCGTTGTCGGCTTGAGTTGATACGAGGCCATCCTGTGACAGCTGCACCCTAAACGAGGCAGCAGACGGGTCGAGGATCGTGTAACGCGGCTTCATCGGCGGGTAAGTGTCGATCGGTGTGTGTCCGCCGGCATCAAGCCATGCCCGCATCTGCTTCGACAGTTCCGCATCGGTGAGTTTCGCGTGCGACACCTTCGAGTCGTACGTCCACTCGTCAACCATGAACAGGCGAGAAGCAGGACGACCGTATGCGTCGGTTTCGGCGCTGATGGCAAGGATCCCAGCGACAGTGGGGTTTGTGGTGCCGTAGTCAATTGCGCAGCACAGCAGTTCACGCATCTGCGGCAGGTCATCCCATGCGATGGTGTGCTTCGACTGCTCCCACATGTCGTAGATAGCGCCCTCAGCAGCAACCCACTCGCCAAGGATGAAGCGTTTGTACCAGAGGCCCGTGAATTCGGACTTGACTTGGTTCTTGTATTCCTCAGACAGTCCGGGGTTGTCGTCGAGGGTGAAGTGCCAGGTGCGCCAGTTCTTGAGGTCGAGGCCGATGCGATCGAGGAACTTCGCTTTCAGCCAGTGCGCTGGGCTGTCCGGGTTAGTGGTGCCGAACAGCTTGGCGCCGGGAGGGGACATGCGACCGAGTAGCTGGGTGAAGAATTCTTCCGGGATGACGGTGATCTCGTCAACATAGGCGAGAGCAACAGTCAGACCACGGAGGACCTTCTCGGACTTCTTGTCATTCGCACCGAGCACATGAACTGTGCGGCCCAAGATCCGACCCGTAGGTGCTCCGGCCGTGTAATGCACGAGCTTCGCAAGAGGCCCGAACAGTGCCGTGTCCATCAACGGTTCGAACACGTTCCGGTACGCCGAATCACGTGTACGAGCAATAACGACGATCACACCACCACGGGCGAACATGACAGCCATGAGGAACCGCAGCAAGGAGACGATCGTCTTACCCGACCGGATCGCACCCTCAAAGATGTTGATGCGCGCCCGGGACTCCTTCAGCGAGCGAATCTGCTGAGGTCCGAGTGTCGACATCTCCGATAGCGGCTCACCATCAACCGTGAGGATCTCGTCAGTCATCGTTGAGCCCCAACTCGAGGATGAGGTTCATGAGCAGCGACTCCGCCTCACCAACACCTTCGTCGTCATCGTCACGAATCAGATCGCGGGCATCTTTCAACGCCAACGACGTCGCCCGATGCAGATTCAACAGGTCACCAGTAGGAGCCCGGTCGAGTGTGTGCTCGTTGTAGTCGTTCTCTTTTCCGCCGAAGTTGAACGCGAGGAACGGCTGATCGATCGCCACCAGATGATCAGCAGCCTTCGACATGAGTTCTTCGATCAACTCAACACGACGAGCCTTCATATCCATCTGCCGTGCAGCAACAGCAGCAGCCGTCGGACCACGATCGAAAGTGAGTTCTTCCTCCTGCGCGATCGCCGTAACTGTCGACGGTGCGATCTTCAACTCGCGAGCGACAGCGTTCCGAGCCATGCCGCCTCTGATGAGCTCAATGGCGCGCGCGCGTGTAGCGGGTTCGACTGGTCGACCTTGAGCCATGGTCATCACCTCTTGCGTCGCCTGGACGCGTTCGGATGAGGCTCAGCCTCGGGGGTTGTAGTGTTCGGCAGGCTTTCGCAGGTAACACCTCACCCGAGAAAGGTAACGGGTGGTGCTCGAAGCTGGTGTCCTTCGCCTGTGATTCCATTCAGCGTTGACGTTGGCCTGCCGAAGTGTGTGATCCCGGCCCGACTTACACGGGCAGCAACCAGACCGGAGAGCGACTCACGGGGATAGGCGGGATAGATGTTCCCAGCACTCTCGCGGCTTGGCCGCTCTGGGCGGCGTTGGGGTGTCCACGGTGCGGGAAGTGGTTGCACGAAAAAGGCCCCCAACCGAAGTCGAGGGCCCTTTCATGAAGTTCTTGCTGCACCTGTTTTTTACAGACTAGTGCAGTGCTCTCCCATTATGGCACATCAGAATGACAACGATGTAGTTCGTCGGCGTGTCATGCGATCGTGTCCATGTCGATCTTGGGGTTGTCGAGTTCCCATGCGAATGAACGTACGCCGGCGGATCCGGTTGCTCTCCATCCGCAGCATCCACATTCGACGGCGCTCTGTTCGAGGCCTCCTTGTCCGTCTGGGCGGTAGGTGGCGGTGAGGGTGACGCGTTTCTCTTTGTCGTACCAGCGTCCGCCTTTACCTGTGAGTCCGGAATTGAGTACTTTCTCGAACCAGTCGAATCCGCATTCTGGGCAGGGGTAGGGCTGTTTGGTAGTGCTGTTGATGAGTTCGAGGATGATTGGGGCTGTAATTTTTGCTTCGATGCGTGTCTCCCACTCTCCCCACATGTCTGACCAGCGGTCGATGTCGGTTTCGTCGGCGGTGACCATGAACGCGGTGTACCAGGTGCGGAGGTTTTGTTCTGGTGTGAGGTGTGGCACTTTGTCGGAGATTTTGTGGAGTTCGGTGAGGATGAGTGCTTCGAGGGTGTCGTATTGCTCGAGTGCGTCGGTGTCGAATGGGACTTTGGAGTTTGATGCGGCGAGGCCGTTGCCTCCGGTGAGGGTGGATGCGATCGCGTCTCTGAGGAGCAGGATGAGTGGGTCGCGTCTTACCCAGCGTGGGCGTCCTTCGATGTTGGCCCGGTATGGGTGTTCTATGGTGAGTCGGTCTACGACGTCGAGCAGAGTGTCGGTCATGGTGTCTCCTGGTCGTGTTCGTTCTGCAGGTCGGTGATGCGTTGTTCCCATGTGGTGCGGCCTTCACGGAGACCGTCTATGCGGTTGGTGAGGTCGCGTCCGTGTTCGGTGCGGCGTTGTTCTCGGTTCATGGCTTCGAATTCTTCGATTTGGGCGATGAATTGGGCAAGGATGTAGCGGGCGGTGGAGAGTTGCTCTTTGATGGGTCGGCCGGTGTTCATGGTGTGCGCTCCGTCTCTGTAGTGCCGGGGTGGCTGTGGTCTATGTGCATCTGTGCGTGAATCTGCACGAGGCCCGCGTCTGATTCCTCGAATGCTGTCCCGTATAGGCAGATGTCACACCACCATTCGAGACGATCAACTTTTACGGTCATGGTGTGCCTTTCGTGTCGGTGGTGGGCTTCACGACTTCCCACTTGCGCTTGACCCCTGCACGGAATTCGTCCGAAATTGGTTCGCCGCGGTGCGTGACGTGATCCCAAAACGGTTTTCCGCACATATCGCAGGAAGAGAACGCCTGCCCCACCCAATGGAAGTCAGTGCATGTTGGCCGTTCAGGCTCTACAGGGGCGGGTGTGCTCGGTTCTGACACGAGGGCGGCGTACGGGTTGTCGTGCGGGTGCTCATCAGCGCCGGGATCGGATGATAGCCCTCTCGACCAGTGCGCTTCGTCACCCTGACCGGCTTCGTAACCCTCATCCCATGCCTTCGCTGCAACCTCCCGGTCGTGGGCAGCAAGCATCCCGGTAAAGTCATGTCGTCCGCACTTTGAACACTCGATAATCCAGATCGGCGCGTGGGGTTCGTGGCTGCTCACCCAGTGGTGTTCGCCCTCCTCGCACACGAATGCCACTGCTGGCTCGTCACTGTTTGTGTTCATGATCGGGAGCCTCCTCCAGTTGTTTGCGGATAATCACGTCGGCTGAGCGCTGCTAACTGCTGATTTTGCTTGCGCCTGTGCTCGACAGCACGCTCAGTGTCATCAGGAAGCATGTCCCCCGCATACTTCAGAACCTCCCGAATTCGAACAGTCGCGCGCATGCCAGTGATGTAGCACTCCGCCAACTCGTTCACGGCTTTAGACCGGATGATCTGAAAGACCTCATCCGGTAAAGCATCCATCCACCCCTGTGCCTCTGCGCGACTCCGTCCCCGGTGCTCAAGGCTGCGGACGACATCCTCACGCTGCCAATCAAGCCACTGCTTCTCGTCATCACTCAGCATGCTCAACGCCTCCGATCAGACAGCGACATGATGCCAACAATGGCAAAACAGATAAGAGCAATCAGGAAGAACTCCATCACTCACCACCACCCAGAGCAGCCTCAAGAGCAGAACGGACAAAGGCGTGAATCCCCTCGGCTTGGATATCCACTTCTGCCCATTCATCCCAAGTGACATACATCGTGCGGCCTGCACGGTTCACCATCTCGTCAGTCACCTCTACCTGTACCGGCCGAGAAGTGCGCTCAAACGCATCAGCCAAACGATGCACCACGCTCGGCCCGTGCAGAGAACACCCACGGCAACCTGCAACCACCCGGGCTTCTGCGACCAACTCCCGGTCAGCTTCGGATAGTGCAGCCTCAACCTTGAGGGAAGATTGCCACTCAGCACGAACCCGCTTAGCATCCTCGTAAACCGCGTCGTGCACATCCTCCGATGTGTTGTCGAGCGCGATCTGCGTCAAACGGTCTAGCGCTTCAACTGCTTTAGCGCGTGCTTCGTCTATGATGCTCATGAGTCCTCCAAAATGTCGGAATTTTCGTAGTCGTCGGACATGGCCGCTAGCGCGAGAATCTGCCCGAGGATTTCGGCGGTTGGCATATTGCTGAACTGCGAGCGAACGAGAATTCTCACGGGGTCATCCCTTCTTGGCATTCCTTGCAGCGGACGCGGATCGTTTCGCCCTCCCACGAATCCGGACCAGAATCATCGAATAGTTCCGTGTAGGCCCCTCCGGTGTAGATCGACTCCCGAGAGGTGCACCCTTCCGTGGTGCAGGCGACGTAGATGTAGTGACTGCTCACGAGGACACCTCCGTTGAAGGCTCTACCGGGACCGGGAGTCGGAAACCCGCCGCGATCAGATGACGCGCATAAGTCGCCAGCGTCACAGCGCACTGGCTACAGCCGTCCTGCCCGTAACCGCCCTCGTAGCCGCATTCGCCGCAGTACGCGCCAGCGTTGTTCAGTATCCGCATGACCTCCGCCGACTGTTCGTTCTCGGTCGGTGCGGTGACAGACTCCAAAGCGGCAAGATCACCAGCAAGGTTATTTGCCTGATCCTCCGCTAACCGAAGCTCACGCTCTGACGACTCCAAAGCATCCGCCAACCGGTTCGCGATGTGGTCGAACGGTAGGTGTCCATAGATTGCCCGCGCTTCCGCAATCAGGTCGGTGATAGAAACATCAGACATCTTGTCTCGGTCAATCTCTGGGTTGTTCATCGCTTCTTTCCTGTCTTGTTATGGCACCGGCATGCATCACGATGCCCTGCCGGAATCTGGTCACGCACTGTCGAATGCCCGTACTGGGTCCAACAACAACTGCGCTTGCACTGCCCAATAGAGACATCAGGCTTTCTGTTATTTCCATGCACCCGATCGGTGCCATTTAGGATCGCCATTATCAGAACGGGGTTTCGTCGGAGTAGCCGCCGGGAGTGTTCCAAACGTCCCCTGTGGCCTCAGGACTTGCCGGGGGAGTCATAGCCCACGGTTCGCCAGTTGTCGCGCCTACGGTGCCGCCACGGTTCTCCTGACCCCGCTTCGGTCGCCGTGCCACCTTCGCAATTGTCGGATTGCCCAGCTTGATCTTCGCCCCGGGTGTTCCGTCGCGCTTCGTGAATACGTCTAATTCAGGGGTTCCGGTGATCGTGACGAGAGTGCCCTTCTCAACCAATTGGGTAACAACATCTGCGTGTTCATTCCAGAACGAAGATTCGTACCAGACGGTTTCGCCGGAATCCTCCCACTTGCCGTCGACCTGCTTCTGTGGTGTCACCGGGACCGTGACCGCAACTACACGGTGAGCTCCTGCGTCCCGATATTCGAGATCGTTCGAGATGAAACCCTCGATTACTAGTGTTGCTTTTGCCATGACTAATGTGCTCTTTTCTGGGCTTCGATAACCCGTTGTGCGATCTCAATCTCCGACGCGGTGAACATTCGTTCGACCGCGACTTGACGTTCAACTTTTGCTTTTTGTCGCAGGAATATCTGCCGTTTGCGTTCCGTTTTCGAGAACGTGCGCTCCCGATCACGAAGAACTTTTGACGGCGTGAGCGTCGATAACCAAGCGGTGAATGCTGCATCCGCAGGACCCTCGACGTACGTCATGACGCACCCCCGTTGATCAGTTCGGCCATTGCCGCCGTTTGCGAGACAACCGGGAAACGTTCATGGAACCGGGCAATCAATTGCTGAGCCATCGACGCCACCATTTCCGGTGTTGTGCCGCACATCCCAGGTAAAGAGTTCGGCCACACCGCGAGATTGTGAAAGTCAGGGTGTTGCATCTGCTCATCCGACCAATCCGCTGGACCCAAATACAGGATCAGCCAGCCCTCACCATTTGGGCAGGCGAACCAACGGCACCCGTACGGCGGAGTTGGCATGAAATCTGCACCCATCACGCCACCGCCGACCGGGATGATTTGACACCACTGTTGAACGGCTCACTGTGACCCTGTGGATAACTTCTGGATTTCGGGAGCGAATCTTCTTTAGAAGATGTAGATGTAGCTGTAGTTGTATCTGTAGCTGTAGTAGGCGCGGTCATGGGAGCGACCGGCGTTTCGTCTGAGCCTTGCCCGTAACCTTGCCCATACGCCGTGCTAAACGTCCATTCCAAGTCGGTCACAGTCTCGGTCACAGCCGTCGCAGGTTGCTTCAAAAGTGTCTTCATCTGCGGCTTCTCCCACGCCGCCAAATCCGGGTTCTCACGCTTGAACCGTTGAATCTCAAACACGATCACCGCCCTGATTTTGTTTGACGCGACCGACGCATAAGCCAGCGCCGCCGACACCGCCAAACGTGGTTGCCTGAGCACACCGTCATGACGCAGATACCCGCGAACCATGAATTCATCCGTGGACTGATCGAAGACAACCCAATGCGCGTCGGACAGTTCCTGCGCCGCGATCATTACCTGATCGGCGGTCTGCTCACGGGTCATCGCGGCAAGCCTCCCGGGGTGGAAGTTGCCGACACCGCAGTAGTCGATCTGGTATTCCATCAGCTTGTGCCAGAGACTCTGCGCCGGGTCAGTTAGGTCGCGCCAAGTCGCATCCCCCCATATCTCCAAGTTGATTGAAGCCTTCTCGCGTGCCATTACCTCATCACTCCTTCTCGTATTGCCCCGATCAGCACCAAATATTCGATAGCTGTTAGTGCGTTGATTTGTTCCTTGCCGCCGTCGTCATCGAATCGCCACCACGTAGCATCGACACGGCGAAATACGGGCACTAGGAGGGGGTCGAAGCCTGAACGGATCGACCAACCGAGTGACTCTCCGATGTACCCGGAGTGGGCTGTACCGTGGCAGCCGGAGTGGTTGCCCGAGCCGTGAAGCGCGATGAGGTTTGACACGTCGTGCTTGCCGCCCCTGGACCGGAACATGCGGTGGTGCAGCTCGGTCGGGCCGAACAACCCACAGCCCTCGCAGTGACCGTCAGCACGCTTGAGGACGATTGCCCGGACAGCGCCGGGGATCGCGCTCATGCCGACCTCGTCCGGATAGCTGCGAGGTCGAACACCTTGTGGCACCGAACGCAGCGAGGCTCGTAGTGGGCGATGTCCACGCTGTACGGCCCTGCACCCGATGATCGCTCGTCGGTGTCATTACGGTCGTAGGGCCAGTGCTGCGCCCTCCCGCCGCAGTCCGTGCACTTGTGGGTAGAGGCTGAGCCGCGCTGCGCCCGCACCCGCTGGTGCATCGCCCTGTAGGTTGCGTAGTCGCCCGTCCACTGGTAGGAGCGCGCACCACTGGGTAACTGCCGGTCTTCGCTGGCGATGAACGTCAGGGGGTCGCCGTGGCGGCGCATCCGGGTCATGTGCAGCTTGCAGTAACCGCACGCGCCGTCCTCGGGCGTCTCGCACCCGTCTACGCCGCAGAGGGACTTGATCGGGTTGGGTGGAGAATACGCGCGTTTGGTAACGTTCACGTCGCTGTGACGCTTCCACCGTTTGTAGTGCATGAGGCACACACGCTGTCCCTCGACGAGCGACTTCCCGGTGCGGTCACAATTGGCAACCGTGCATGAATGAGTAGACTGCATCGCAGCCCTCCTATCGAGTCCAATTCGATTCAGGGTCAGGCTCCGCTGAGTGTTAGTCGCACTCTCGGAGCCGTTCTTATTCTCCCGCGAGCCACCGACAGCAGTGAGGCCGTTCCATGGCACCGTGGGCTGCTTGTAGCCGATCGGGGTGAGTGTTGCGGTAGTCATGGGAGTTCCTTCTGGATGAGGTCGATGGTGGAGTTCGTGCGCCAGTCCCAGAGGGCGGCATCCGGTTCGGTGATCAGCGCCGCGGCGAGGGCTTCCTGGCCGCTCGCGAGGTCGCGGTGCTCGGAGAGCTCGGCCCACACCTTGCCGACGGGTACGCACACGGAATAGCGGGGCGTGACGTGCATCACGCCACCTCGCCATCGAGCAGGTCGAACAGCGTCGGCACGGATGCGCGAGCATCATGGCGGCGCAGATACACCAGGGAGTCAGCGACGGATGCCGGGTTCAGCTCCGACGAGTACGCGGAACGGCCAGCCTGCACCGCACAGAGTGCCGTCGAGCCGATACCGCCGAACGGGTCATAAACCAGATCACCCGGGTTCGAATACATATTGATGAGGCGGCGCGGAACATCAAGCGGGAACGGGCAGATGTGGTTCTCAACATCCCGTTTCTTCTGTTCCGAATTGAGAGTGTCGATGCGGAGAATGTCTGTCCACACGTCGGGGTGCCACGAGCCGGGAACGAGTGCGGCGAAGGTGCCAGGGAGCGCGTTGCGGGCGGCAAGAGTCGTCGCAAGCTCTACATGTGCGTCGTAGTCGTAGACGCTGGCCTGTGACTGCTTCGTGAAGATCCGCTGCCGAGTCTCAGGATCAAGAGCGGCAAGCTCGTCAACGGACAGGTAGCGGTCACCTGAGACGCGCCAGTCGGCGGCAGCGTCGATCTGCCACTGTCCGACTGAGTAAGCCGCGCGGTCTTTCACGATCCGCTCGTCAGTCCACCCGACCGTGCGATCCGTCTGAGGCTTCCCGAACAGGAGTACGTACTCGGGGGAGCCAACACCGATGGGCCCGTGGTCCTTGAGCATCTTCGTGTACGACAGGCGGTAGGTCTGGTTGTTCTCGCGCACAACGTCGGTGGTGACGGTGATCATCCCGTAGTAGTCGAAACCGTGCTGCGTGTAGTGGGCAATAGCTTCGGCGTGCAGCGGAGAAACCGTGTAGCGGCCCTTGCCGGTGACAGATCCGAAAAGCATTCGGTCCTTCACATGCACAGCCATGATCCGGCCAGGCTGCAACACCTTGAACAGCGACGGGGTGAGGTAGTCGTTTTGCCACCAGAAATGATCGTTGTCATCCGTGTGGCCGAAGTCGGCGTAATTGGGCGAGTACTCGTAATGGTTACCGAAAGGGATCGACGTAACAATCAGGCCGACGGAGTTCTCGTCCATGTGATCGCGAGCCTCAACAGTGGAGTCGTTCAGTGCGACAGTCCACGCATCACCGGTGAACGCTTCCCGCTCAACACCCATCGCCCGAGTCAGTTCGGTGCTGATCGACGTCGGGTTCAAACCGTGCTCTCGCAGAATGTTCGACATGGTGTCCGTGAGTTCGTCGTGCTCGCGCCACTTCTGCTCAAGCGTTGACCTCACCTCTGACTCTGACTCAGCGAAGATCAGGTGCACACGGCACTGCTTCTTTTGTCCAAAGCGGTGGATGCGGTGTACTGCCTGCACGGTCTGCTCGAACTTGTGAGTCACTCCAACGAAGATCGACACGGACGCCTGCTGCAAATTCAGCCCCTTACCGAGCTGCACAGGCTTACCAACGAGCGCGGTCGTCTTGCCATCGCGCCACTCATCAAGGCGGCGCTCGTGCTCGTCATCGGTGAGGCCACCATGCACGGACGAGAAGCTCACTCCGACGGACGTTAACGCCTGCTCGATGAGCGCCTGCTCGTCGTTCAGGTCGCACCACAGGATGATCTGCTCATCCGGCGACTGTTCGGTGTGTTCGGTGACGAGCGCCATCATGCGGGCGACGCGAGCTGTCAACGTGTTCCGCTTCTCACGCGCGGCACCAACGAG